GAGCAGAAGGCGGCAAACCTTGAGGCAGAACTTGAAACCGCAAAAAAGATGGCAGTAGCAGGTGGACCTAAGCGAGCAATCCTTAAGTCAGCCGAAACTACTGACCTCGAACTAATCCAAAAAGCCGCCGCTTTCCGACAGTTTGCAAACACAACACAGGATGCCTTACTTGCTAAGGGATACCGTGAACTTGCCGCTGATTTGGAAGCGAAAGCGAACTCTCGAAAGGAATAAGCCCAATGCAACCAGCAAAGGCAACCGACCTATTTGGTGACGTATCACCATCTGAGGCCGCATCACGTCACCAGGAATACCTTGGTGAACTAAACAAGTCACTATCAAACCCTTCAACCGTTCCTGGTCAGGCACCTGCCGCATCTCCAGAGGCTCAGTTGGAGGCTCTAGTAGCGAACAAGTCACTTTCTGCTGACGCAGTTGGCGCACTAAACAGCGCACTAACAGCACAGCGTCAGATGACCGCTGACATCGCTAAGGACATCTCGCTAACCTCACCTCTAAGCACCTCATTTGCGGCGTTTGACCTTGAGGCACCTGCGAAACTCCTAACACCTCGCCCAACTCCACTACGCAACAAGTTGCCACGCAAGAAGGGTGTGGGTACTTCACACCGCATCAAGCGAATCACTGGCTACACTGGTACTGGTACAGGCGGTCAGGGAAACATCTGGCCTGGTATTACCGAATCAACAACCAACACTTTCGGCTCAATTGCCTACGAGCGTGGTCCAAAGATTTCGTACACCGCTGAAGATGCAATCTTCCCGTACTTCTCATACTCACTATCTGACACCGTATCGTTCGATGCTAACTTCTCAGGTCTTGGCTACCAGGACCTACGCCAGTTGTCATCAACTTCAACCCTGTACGCAACCATGCTTATGGAGGAGCGTATGCTCCTAATGAGCCGTGGAACTGCATCAGGTTTGTCAGGTGCGCTTGCCGCTCCAACCGTGACTCTAACTGCCGCTTCAGCGGGTTCAGGTCAGGTTGCTCTAGCAAACGCTACCTACTACGTATACGTGACTTCAGACGCAGGTGCGTTTGGTGAATCTGTACTATCAAGCGTTGTATCTCAGGCAACCACCGCTCAGTTGATTAACATCTCTGTTTCAGCAGTGTCAGGTGCGCTTGGCTACAAGGTTTACGTAGGTACTTCAACAGGTGCCGCTAACGCTCACTACGTTGGTCGTATTTCAGGAACCACTGGAACTCTCCAGGGTCCAACCTCAACTACAACCACAGGTGACAACCTAGTGTTCAACACCACAGGTACCCTAGCGTCAACCATCACAGGTGACACTTCAGCGTACGCAACTGGTTATGACGGTATCATCCCTCAGATTATTGACAACGGTGGATACGTAAACAACGTAAACAGCACTTTCTCAACCTCTAACCCAGGTACCGAGTTCCAGACTGTTTTCGCTGGCCTATACGACACCGTAAAGGCTGACCCAGACGAGATTTTCTTGAATGGTTCAGACCGTAAGCAATTGTCTGACTCAATCAAGAATGGTTCAACCGCAAACTACCGTTTGAACCTAACTCAGACTGAGGCGGGTGACTACGTTGGTGGTGCAACTATTGGTGCGCTATACAACGAAATCACAGGCAAGATGGTGAACCTAACCGTTCACCCTTGGCTACCACAGGGTGTTGCACCTGTTATGTCTTACACACTTCCAATTCCTGACACTGAAGTTTCAGATGTTTGGGCAGTTGTAAACGTGCAGGACTACATGGGTATGCAGTGGCCTGTCACCCAGTTCTCATATGACTTCTCTACCTACTTCCGTGGTGGATTTGTCGGATACGCTCCAGCATGGAACGGTATCCTAACTGGTATCAAGTCAGCGTAATAACTGATTGACGAAAGGGGGGTGGAGTTTGCATCGGGAGTACTCGATGGCTCCACCCCTCTCTCACAAACAAAGGAAAGGCTAAAATGGCAAAACTTGTAGGCCCAACAGGGGTCAAAGGTATTGACGTAAAAACTGAAAAAGGTACCAAGGCTTACAACGCCGATGCCAAAGGTTTCATCAACATCGAAAATAAGAAACATGCGGCTCAGGCTAAGGCTGAAGGTTTCTTTGAGGCTTCCTCATTCAGTGCAGTAAGAGCGCAAGGGTTCCCTTGCTCATGTGGGTTTGCAAGCCTATTCAAGATTTGTGGAAAGTGCGGTAAAGACAATGGCTAACGGAATCAGCCCAATCACACGTCAGATGACCGCACCGTATCTGACCATCAAAGAGTTCAAAAACGCACCAACCGCCTTGGACTACGGCAACCTAGTTGTTGGTGGCAACCAATCAGCGCAAGACGCAGAGTTGAACAATGCCATCCTTCGTGCATCGTCATGGATGGACCAATACTGCAACCAAATTATCGGTGCCACAACTAACACCGAACAGCAACGTGTACGCACAAAGCCAGACGGCACCCTGCGTATCCACCCTAAATACTTCCCAGTAGTTGCCCTAACCAATCTTGAGTACGGCACAACCCCTCAGAATCTTGTCAACGCTGGAGATTGCTCCGTGGCATGGTTTGAGGAACAACAAATCATTTTCCCTTATTCTCAGTTGCCAACAACCATGTCTAGCCAGGGGCCTTTGTCATTTGGTTTCCCAGGCACCCCTGGGCGTGAGATTTTTGTCAACTACACATACGTCAACGGCTACACCAACACAACCCTAGCGACAGATAGCACCCTGGGAGCCTCCACAATTACCGTAGACAGTGGTACAGGCATCGTTCCAGGAGAAATGCTCACAATTTATGATGGGGCCTCTACGGAGCGTGTAGTCGTTGACTCTACTTACACATTCGGTTCAACAACCGTGCCACTTGCAGACCCAACCTTGTACGCTCACACCGCAAAAGTATCTGTTTCAGCATTACCAGCGGCAGTGAAGGAAGCGGCAATCCTAGTGACTTCAACTTTCCTAAAGATTCGAGGCGACTCAGCCCTTGTCTTGGCCGTGACCAACACACCTGGCACCCAGGTTGACGGTTCACAAGCCATGGGCAACGACCTTGCAATTGCCCAGATGCTACTGAAGCCGTTTAGACGTATCCGATGAGTCGTAGTCAAGTCCGTAATGCGGTTGGGAACTGGGTTGCTGAGGCTGGCATCCCTAACCTCAATCAAATTTTTACTTCACACCCGAAGCGCATAAATTTTCAGGCTAACGCCGCCGCAGGTCAGTTAACCCGTGCCGCAGGTCTTGTCTTTATCTCAGACGAATCAGATTCACGTATTGCCAACGGTGGTGCATACGCTGGATGGAAGCGAATTGACTACACCGTACAGTTCCAAGTTTTCACACACTCTATGCAACCTCACGCCCAAGATGCGATGGATGATTTTGACGCAATCATCGATGCAGTAAAACAAAAACTTAGGGAAGGTGGGCATAGACTTGGACTTGAAGATGGCGATGTCATCTGGCAAGCGGCAGAACCAAGCATCTCAGTGATGTACGGGGAGCCAACAACAAACGAGGGTGGTGCCACCGAAATTTGGGCGGCAATTACTTTCACAGTCACACAAATGATTTCAGCATAGGAGCATAAATGGCTACTTACGAATACAACGGCGATGCGACCTTGGAGTTTCCAACTCTAGGTATTATCGCTGAAAAGGGCGACCAGTTTGAAGGGCCTGACGGCATTACCGCTCCTGGTTTGTCAGTTGTGGCTGGCAAGGCTGGGAAGGCTACACCAATTGCACCAAAAGAAGAAACCCCAGTCGACTCAGACACTAAGGAAGTGAACTAATGACCGTACAAAACTCCGTACGCTCCTATCTAGGTATTGCTAAGGAAGCCACAAAGGGTACCGCAGTAGCACCTACCGCATTTATCCCAGTCAACATCGGAAAAGTAAAGCCAGTTGACGTAATTGACCCGCTATACGATGAGGGTCTACGTGGCTCCATGGTCAAGAATTACAACTACATCCAGGGTCGTACCCGTTCAACTTTTGATTTCGGTGGAGCAGTGTTCCCTGATACTTTCGGTTGGGCGTTGGGCGGCATCATGGGTTCAGTTGCAACTACTGGCTCAAGCGCACCGTACACTCACGTAATCTCACTGAAGAACGCTTCAGCCGTGGGTGCAGATGCACAACCAACCGCTTTCACACTTACAGACTTCTACGCCGCAGATGTACGTTCATACCCAGGTTGCCAGGTTCACGACCTGACCTTGAACTTCTCAGCCGATGGCCTAATGGAGTTTGACGCTAAGGCGACAGGTTGGGCTTCAGAGGTTGTTTCAACCCCTACCCCATCATTCAGCACCGTGCTACCTACCCCGTCATGGCAGGGTACCGTCACAATCGCAGGTGTAGCAGTTGCTTACTCAGTAGACGGTTCACTTTCACTGACTCGCTCAGTAGAACCTATCTACGGTATTTCAGACACTCAGAACCCATACCAGATTTTTGTGGGTGCGCTAGAAACTTCTGGAACACTAACTTTCGTAATGGAAAACGATGACGAATTGACTCGCTACCTAACCAACACCCAGCCAGCCATCACAGTTGATTGGTCAAACGGTTCAGGTTCGACAGCAACTCAGATTTCAGCAACCATTACTAAGGGTGCTTACGTTGCCGCTTCGATTGACCGTGGAAAAGACCACGTAGAAATCAGCGTTGACGTGACTGGCCTAGCCAACACAACTGACGCAGGTTCAACCAGTGGATACGCTCCAATCAAGTGGACCCTAAAGAACGCAGTTGCTTCAGGCATCTACCAGTAAAAAGATGTAGTGAAGGGTTGGGAGATTAGCCTTCGCCCAGCCCTTCACTACTTGTAAGGCTAAATAAATGAAGGCTAACTAAAGGAAGGTAAGTACCATGAGTAAAGAAATCAAACTGCCATCGGGCGCAACCGTAAAGATTCGTGACCTAAACACTCTGAAGCAAAAAGACCGTATGCGTCTTTTCCCAGAAAACGAAT